TTTGTAGTAGCAGTTCGCCAGGGTATGTTGGCACCAACTGGCGAAATGCCGCTGCCCAACTGTACCTTAAGAGTCGAGATTGGATCATTAGTCGCGGACACAATCTGCCCTCTCGTGATGCCAAGCAGGTCCATTGTATCAGGAGGCAGGCTGTCTCCTCCGTCAAACTCGTAGAGACAAACCTTTGCCATCCATTGGCCGGTGGATGCTAGCGCATCAAGAATCAAACGCCAGATCATTGGCGTGGCCGGGAGTTCAAGATTTATTGCTCCTTGGCTTGATACATTACCACTAAAAACTCCTGATGCTTCAAACTGGATCCAATCAAATTCTGTGCCAAAAATAGTAACCCTTCCATACCAGTAGCTTTGAAAAGCCGCCTTGACAAGACCTTGCTCGTCATAGATGCACAACGTCAAGGCGCGGTTTCTCATCTCACCCCTGTGGCTCGCCGACCAGCTGCAGTTCGCATGTCTCCTAGAGTTTGGCGGCGTGTGTCACGCATCCCTCGCTCGAAGTCATCCATGCTGACATATCGCTTACCATCAAATTCAAGAACAGGGCCTGTCGTGATATTGATTGGGCCAGCTTGTGTTGATGGTTCTTGGCGAACAATTAACATACTGGCAGGGTTTAACCTATCAACAAGAGATTGCAAATCAGCTGTATTATCTTTTGATCCCTGTTGAACTAATCCGCCATCAGCAAAGCGAGGGATGCGTGACGCTGGCGTAGTACGACCTGCGCTTGCCATAGCATAACCACCACTGGCGAATTGCCTGATGCCATTTCCAGCAAGCACCGCCATGCCTCGTGCTCCAGCAAGGTAGGCAGCAGATGCCGCAGCCATTTTAGAGCTAGGAATAATATACTCACTATCCTTACCTTCACCTACCCATGCGAGTGTTGGACCTTGAACAAATCCGCCAGAAGCAAATGCAGGAATAGGTGGTAGATTAGCTAAGCGTCGTACGTTATTGACACGAGCAATGACAGAGTTGCCAATTGTACGCAGCCATCCAAATAATCCATTGAGCAATGAGCGCAGGCTGCTCACTAAAGATGTGAACGCTGATCTTATTGGCTCTACAACCGTGGTCTTGAATACACTGCCTATTGCTCTAAACGCAGAACTAAACCAAGAGCTTGTAGTGTTCCATGCTGATTTAATAAAGCCAACAAGATTATCCCACAAAGATTTAATTGGTTCTGCTACATTAACAGAGAAGGCTTCTGAGACTCCGTTCCATGCACTGGTGAGGTAGCCTTGTAAAGCACTGACTGCGTTGCCAAGCCATTCGATCATTGCATTCCAACCAGTTCTAATAGGCTGCAAAACATAAGTGGAAAAGGTAGAAGAGATTGCTTCCCACCAGACTATGGCATAGGCTTGGATTGTTTGAAGAACATAAGTAACGAAACCATTCCACATGTTCTGCAATGGCGTCACAACGTAAGCTTGGAAGAATGATGATATAGATTGCCAAGTAGATGATAGCATCTGAGAAAGTGGCGCCATGGCTTGAGCAAGCCAAGCTATCAACGCAGCCCACCCATTGCGCAATGGCGCAACAACATATGCATCCCAACCCTGGCCAAGCCAAGTAAAGAACTGCGCTATCTTATCCCTGAATGCATAGATTGCAACTCCTGCTGCAATCAGCAAAACAGCCCAGCCGACTGGGCCACTAAATATAGCAAGTATCGCCGATCCAATCCCTGACAATGCAGGCAACAAAGAAGCGGTGATGAAAGTGCCAATTCCTGTTAGCACTGGCACTAGTGCACCAAGCCACCCAGCTAGTGTAGCTAAAATACTAAAGCTTGACATTATACCAGCCAGTGTAACGATTGCGTTAATAACAGGAAGAGCAACAACCAGTCCAGCAAAGGCAACTCCTAGTCCTACAATCACAGTAGACAAACCAGGGACTTTTTGAACAAGAAATGCAACTGTTTCGAGCACAGGCTTAAGCACGCTGAGAATCGAGTTGATTCCCGGCAAAAGTGTATTGCCAACAGAAATAGCAAGAGCATCGATATTGTTTTTGAAGATTTTCATCTGCGCGTCAGTGCTATTCATTTGATTGTTAAATTCTTTCTGCATTGATCCCGCGAAGGAAGACTTGTCTCCCACTAATCCAAACGCTTGGTCAAGCAGCTTTAAGTTGGTCAGTAATGGCATAATTGCCGCCTTGCTTTCTTCTCCGAAAATCTTTGTGATCACACCGGCTTGCATTTCCTTGGGCAAGGCGGCAATTCGAGTCAAGACGTCTTTCATTGTTCCCAAGGCATCTGTCTGCATGCGCTTGGCAACATCTTGCGCTTTTAACCCTAGCTGTTCAAAAGCATGCTCGAACGCTTTTGAACCGGCTTCACCAATAGTCAACGCCTTGAGGAAATTCTTCATCCCTGTGGCGGCGACTTCTGATGCTGTGCCCGGAGCAAGGAACGCAGCACCCAGAGCGGCGATCTCTTCCGATGCCAGTCCAGAAGCCTTGCCAATAGCTCCAATCCGTTTCACAACCTCAACCAGCGCAGCAGGCTCTACCACGCCCTGGAGGTTGTCTGAGAGGTGGTTGATTGCATCCCCCAGCTTAATGGCTTCATCGAGACTCAGGCCCATGCCAGCCTGAAACGCCACCATCGCATCGCCTGCCTCCGATGCCGCCATGTTGAATGCCGTGCCCATAGTCGCAGCGGCTTCAGTGAATTTCATAATATCTTTCTCGGCATAACCAGCCATGCCGGCCGCGGCAGCAATCTTGGCTAGTTCTTCAGCTGCGTAGGGAACCTTAGTCGAGAGCTCCACAATATCAGCCGTCATATTCTTCAAGCCTTCGGGTGACTCGAAGTCAACAACTTTCCTAACCTGAACCATCTGCGTTTCAAGCTCAATAGCTTTCTTCGCTGAGTAGACCAGTCCTGCCCCAATACCTGCAGCAGCAGCAGCAGCCCCCTGCCATGCGGCAGAACTCACGACATCACCAAGACTCCGGCGGACAGTTTTCGCGTCGCGCTCCAGCCCCACAAGGGCACGCTGAGCAGCGTTCAAGCCCTTCTCATCAAAGACACTGCGGAGCCTTAAGACCGCTTCTTTCTCAAGGGCCATCAGCGAGTCCTCCGCCGTCGCTGTTGTTTCTTGGTACCTTTGTTCAGTATTTCCACGGCCCTGGCTTCCATGATTTGCAAGTCGTCGAGAAGGTCAATAGTTAACTCTATGTCTAACAACTTAGCTATGACAGGAAGCACCATCATGTTGATGCCAAGAATTGTTTCGCCAGCAGTTAACCATTGACGACACGCTCGCAGGAATATATTCACAGCCGGCAAATGCTCAGACCATAACTCAAATTCTTCCACTGCTGTATCCAAGATCTGGCTTTGCAACGAAGATGGGTCAACGCCAAAAGCTACTAGATCAGCTTCAAGTGTGTTCTTTGTTCCAGTACTGGCGCCGCGCTGCTTAAATATAGCATCAACGGCGCCTACTAGTTTCCCTCCTTCGCAGCTTTAATGCTAGTCCTCCATGCGCTCAATACAGAGACCACAAAAATAGGTGCTTTCAAGAATTCCGCTAGATTCTCGTCGGTAAAAGCAACCTCATTTCCGTCGTCGTCTTTAATATCACTCCAGCCAACGAAAAACCTTTTGAATACCTCTACTCCGTCATCTTCTGTTACATTGTCAGGGTTAAGATCTTCACCGGTTTTGTGTCTCTTGAAAATCCCAGTGAACGTTTGCTTGCGATGCTTTCCACCGTCAACAGGAATGTAAACATGCACCGGCCATTTGTATGTGCCAGTAGTAATGTCGCTGATTTTGAAAGACATAAAGAAGTAGGTTAATTAAAAAGAATTAAGTTAGCGGCAGGTGATGATAAGCTCGTTATTGCCAGGAGTAGTCGGGATAGCTCTAAAGCTGTAGTTGTCCATTATGATTCCGTCATCATCATCGGCTTCAGGGAATGCCAATTGAATAGTTGGCAAAGAAAAGTCTATAATGTTTGCAGTTGTCGTACCATGGGAGAAGCTTGCTGCTACAGTTGTATGAGCTTCGATCTTTGGATATAGATTCTTTATCGCCAATGTGTCTGGTCGCTCTACCATAATTTCTCCTTCAACTACTCTTTGAGTAACAACATTCCTCTTGGCGCAGTTTGGCAAATCACGAAATGTTATCTCATTGCCAAGGTCAAGCGAAAATCCTCCAAGGCAAAATGCATAATTATCTAGCAAGAAGTTAGTAGTGTTTCCACTTGCAAAGTGCAGAGGCTCGGCCTGGTTTGCGTATGTTGGAGTCGGCAACACTACATCAGCAGGAGTCACATAAGCTCCCATAAACTCAAAAGAAAATAGACCTACTTCCGCTTGTTCAAAGTTGATTTCAAAATTACCCCTTGAGCCAAGACCAATATACTGAATGCCATCTTGATTTCCAGCCATTGTCAAGCTGGAAAAACCAGATGACACAGGAGAATAAACGACTGTGTTATTTACAATTGTTTCAGAAAATCCGCAAGCTTTGATAAGTCGTCCCCATGCTGGTGGTGTGCCAGCTGTTCCACTTCCGGCAATTTCAACATCAAAGCTGAAGACCGCCTGCCTTTTGGTATAGATTACTTTATTAGCACCTAACCAAGGCGTGGCAATCTCTCGCTCAACATCATCCGTGTCAACAGAGATTTCAAGATCTCGCACGATGATTCCATCATTAACACCAGAAGGGCTGGCGTTAACCCCCTCGGTTACCTCCTCCTTTGCAATCAGTGATCGCCGACGAAACAAAGCCATTCAATCCTCCGTGGTAGTTTGTTCTACAAGCCCAGGATCACCAGCCTCTTCGCCTGCACAGTGCGGCCGTGCTGGCTCCTGAATGCATTCCCATCCGCTTCCGTCGGCGCTTTCTACATAGGTCCCGCCACGGGGAGGGTATGGGCCCAGACTGGGCGGCAATGGCTCAGGCACTGGTAAGATCCTTGATGAGTGTCCGATAGGTCACAACATAGTGAGTCTCTATGACCGCAATGTTATTCACTTCTTGGCCATAGGTTGTTGGCCCTGGTTCAATGTTCATCGAAAGCCCGCCCAACGTCAGATCATCCATGATCCGCTCATGCAATTCCACCAAGAATAGATCAGCAGCAGAATCTGGTTGATCTTCATCAATCAATAACAACAATCGAACATCTAGCCGGTTTGGCATGGTGGTAACACCAGCACGATCAGGGCTTGGTGTATTGTTATCCATCTCAATCACAAGGGACGGAAGCGCATTCCTGCTAAACGCTTCAACCCTGCTGCGATAGATTTTACCTACAAGACTAGCTGTTGGCTCAATTGCTTCCAACAGCGCTACAATAATTTGCTCCCTTATGCTAGGGGTTGCAGTCACTTTACCGGCTGCAATGGAACGTCAGACCATACACCATCCGCCATAGGCAAAGGTTTGTGAATAACAGTAAACTGCTTGCCATTAATAGTGACAAGATCGCCATAATCAAGTGAGCCAAGACTGTCGGTTACGATGGTTAACACATAGTCAACCATCATAACTTGCCCGTCGAGAACCAGCTCTCCATTTTGAGAAAGCATTCCCGTAGTTATACCATTGCTGGAAACTACGGGAACAGCTACATCTCGCAGTAATGATTCGGGCGAGATTTCCTTAATCATCACATGAAGCGTTGGAGGCCAATAGCAACGCAGTTCACGCTGGCTGAGAATGTTCCCGTCTCTGTGTGAAACGCAAGTCGGTACCAGCCGTTGCCGTCGGAGCGAGGGATTGCGAGCTTCTGAGCACCAGCCGTCGAGCCTAGGTCGACAAAGGCGCCATCAGGGACATCAGCGTAGGTTCCGCCCTGCGTGGCGCTGTGCTGGACTTTCACGCGCATGCTGGTGGAGCCAGCGCTTGCAGTGGCCGACAGCAGGAACAACGCATCACCGTCAATCGCAGTGAGGTTGATTCCTGTGGTCTCGTTGGCAGCGGTGACGGTCGTCGGCTCCAGAATGGAGAACAGCGACATCGCCTCCAGATTGCGTGCTTCGATTCCCATGGATTACTCCTTTGGTTTGGGTTTAGATTCCCGCCCAGGCTTTGGAGCGGGCGGCTGCTCGGGATCGGATGGCTCCCCAGCGGGCGGCTGCTCGGGTGCCGGCTCTGCACGCTCAATCGAAATCAGTTCCCGAGCAGTGGCTTCGGAGAGAGATGTAATCTCCCCGGAGCGGAGGTGCCTTCCTTCCGCCCAGCAATCACTTAGAATAAGAACATTCATAGATCACGTCCCAAGTGCAAAGGAGCCTGCTCGACGAATGCCAACATCAACATCTTGATGCGCAGTCAGAATGATCTGACCGTTGGAACTCTGGGTAAAAGGATCAACGATGACATCCAAGCCACCCCAAAACCCTACGAGAATTTCACTTGCAATCCCAAAAAATACATCATTTGTATTAATCTTATTGGACATCCGAAATGGGTAGCCATTCACGGTGCCGTCATCTCTCATGATGTAGTCAGATCCCGCCGACGTGGCTCGAAGCGTTTGCTTGAGAGCGCCGCGCACAGCCATGTTGCCGACATAGGCCATGGTGCCAATGTCAAGGTCGAGAGCCGTCAGAGCGGTCTCTAAGTCGACATAGTCTGCCCAATCCCCACAGTCGTGCGTTCCTCCGCCTAATTCTGTTGAGAACGCCTTGCTCGTTCCACCATTGAAAGTTACGGCGCCAATGCCTGGAACATTCTTGATTCCAAGAGGTTGCGAATTTGTTCCAGTGCCATAAGCAATCGCCTGGTCAATCCCGCCAGCAATAGCAGAGAACATGTCATTGCGAGTCAGGTTCTCCAGGTCAACGGCTTGCATCATCCCGCGACGAGAGATTGGCACGCGAACGCCAATGATACGAGGAAGCATGCTGACAGTACCAAACGTCAGACGAGATGGCGTAACATTGCTATTTTCACCGACCCAGTAATGCTGGGATCCAGTAAGTTGCCTAGCGATGTCAATGTTTGAAGTTAGGCCAGTCAGCGTGGTAACACCTGCGTCGAGGAACGCGCTGCGTGCTCTAATCAGATCAATGAACTGAGCGTCGAGACGTTGCGTGCCAACAAGGGCACCGCCGCCAGCGAAATCACCTACGGTCTGACCAGGGGTCTCAGCAGTAGAGAAAACTTCCCATGGGACGACCACTCCCTTTGCGGTTCGGTGATACTGTTGGCAGGCTGCACGATCAACCTCCAACTCAAAAGCGGCCTTCTCTTTTGTCCTAGGATTAGGCTCCGCAAGATACTCGGCCAACGCCACAAAACTGTAACGCTTTCTTTCTTTTGGCGTTAAGCCAATCTCTTGACCATAGCTATGCACCTGGCTGTTGTATTCCACCTTCTGAGGCCTGTTGCCAGTGATCACCTCAAACAACTGTGCGCGCACTTGATCAACCGTGGCGCCACTGTCGATGAACTCTTCGGCGCGGTCAACGCCAACCTGTTGGCACAGGCCGCGAATCTGCTTGCCTCGCTCACGCTCAGCAACTACGAGCGATTGTCGCTCGTTAACCTCCATAGCAAGAGGAGTCGGAGTTGGATCACTCATAGCTTGATTGGGTTCCTGTAATGGCTCAGTGTTTAACATAGAAACCTCCTGAGAAGCGTTGGCCACCGGCTCAACATTTTCAGGAGCTGGCGTAAGCCTAATCAAAGACTTAAGAGCAACGGGAATCTTGGCTGTGTTTGAGAACAACCCTTCAGGCACCGCCATAGATCGAATCGAAGACGGAGAGGCAACCTCAGTTGCAAAACCAAAATCTAAAGCTTCTTCCGCCGTTAGCCAACTTTCTTGATCCATTAAGCTCTTAACATCTTCCATTGAAAGACCCGTCCTACTTGCATAGACTTGTGCGTAATTGTTATTGATTCTGTCCATTAGCTCCGCGTCTTTCCTTAAGTCGTCAGCACCGCCAACGGTAGCTGTCCATGCATTATGAAGCATAAAGAAACTT